ATACCGCTACCCCAGCTGGTTGATTTTTCGTGTTCCTGTAGCAGGTGAAGCGGTATCCGATATAGCCTGGCGATTTCCGCTACTTGAAACTTTCGCAGTTCCAGGTACTGGGCATCTTCGGGCGGTATGCCCACTTCTTTCAGTGTCATGCCCTCTTCAAGTATTGCTATGCGGTGTTTATTACTCAAACCCTGGTACTGTTCTTCCCATGATTTTTTTAGCCTTTTCTGCGCCTCTTCGGACAGATTATTAGGATGCTCCAACACCACCCCCGGTCGAGCGTCATTTGCAAAAAACCGAGCCCCGAATTCCTCTGCTGCTTTGGCCAGTCCTATGCTTTCTCTTGATAGCGTAATGGGGTTGTATCCCACCAGGCCGTCAAAACCAAAACCGGGTATGTGCAGCACACGTTCTGATGGAAGCACTGCTCCTTTGCCGTCAGGTAAGAGCACCTTGTAATATATCTTTCCTGTTTTTTTATCCCGTTCCGGCCAGGTCTTATCGGGGCGTAATGGCCATAATGCTTTTGGCCTGCCTCCCCGGTCAAAATCTATCTCCGCATAGGCGTTTCCCCAACTTCCCAAATGCCCCTGTAAAGCCTCCCGGAAGTTAAAACTGGTCATTTCCGTGTTTGGTAAATCATGCAATATTGGGTAAAGAACGTGGTCGGCGGCTTTTTCTTTTCCACCCCCGGGAAGTCGTCGATAGACATTTAGCGGTAAAGATGCCACTGTCTCTGATAAAATACGGATACAAGCCAGCACAGTGGATACCTGCAGCGCTTTTTTCTCATTTACCGTCACTCCCGAGGCAGGCTTGCCGCCGCTCAGCGCCTCAACCAGCCAAGGATCCGGGTTTGCCAAAGTGCTTCTTCTCTCTGTCCCAAGTATGCGAGAAAAAATACCCAATGGTTTTCACCTACTTTCCGCTCTTTCCACTGCCTCTCATGCTTCCCAGTAGACCCAGCAGGAATAATACTGTCCCTATGATGATTAGCGCTGCCGGTGGATATATCTGCCAAATACCCACGCCTGCCATTGCCAGGCCGCATAAAATAAACAGGTCTGTTAGGTCGACCTGTTTCAGGGTATTAAATATTTTTTTAAACCTTGGCTCATTTTTCTTCATACCGTTATAATACCTCGCTCTTCGTAGACTGATTTTTGGGGTTTTTCGGGTTGAACCATAGCCCTAACATGAGCATTTATCAAGGCCGCAATAGGATCTATTTTCTGGGTAGACTTATCTTTGTCCAGCATGATATTGCTGTTATGATCTTGCCTTACGACTGCGTTGCTGATGGCCCAGGTTAAAACCGGGTTGTTATTGTGGAGTATTCTTTTTTGATAAGTTAGTTCCCTAAAGTTTTTTGTGGGTTCTGAGAGGGTTTTGATGCCTTGTCTGATTTCCACAGGGTTAAGCCCTTCGTCGTCCATCTCTTGAGAAAACTGAGTTGCATTGTATGGATCAAAGCAAAGTTCTTTTACTGTCCAGCTGTTCTGTGCGATTTGATCTATGATATATTTTTTAACGTAGCGATAGTCTACAACCGCCCCATCTGTTACTGTTATCCAACCTTGGGTTACCCAAAGGTCATATGGCACTTTATCTGTTCGTCTTCTTACAGCCAATGTTTCCTCGGGCATAAAAGAATGGCTCAGAACAACATATCTACCATCATCAAGACGAAACTCAAATCCGACACTTGTAAGGTCAATCTTGGATGACAAGTCAATCCCAACAAAACACTCCCTGCCAGTTAGGTCAGGGAGTTCATCAACGCCACATGCTTTCCACTTGGCCATATCCATGTAGCCGTTTTCTTTCTGGTCCACCCAGACGTTCATGTTTTTAGTCATGAAGTTGCGCATCTTTTCCGGCTCCTCTAAAGCTATCCGCAGCTGACCTCTCAGGTAGTTAATGCCTTCTTTGTAAGTCGCCAAGATGGGGTTAGCTTTAATCCAGTTACTCTCATCCTTGATGTCATCTTCTTTTTCCAGCTCACAAATAATAGCAAAGTACTCGTCATTTTCAACATCAATATTCGGGTCCAAAAGCTTGGAGCAGTAATTGTATTCCACTCTGTAACACGGGTTATTAAGATTAAAACCAGCGGTTGTAATGACATAAATTAACGGCTGCTTTCGCGCTCCCATTCCAGAGTCCATTATGTCATACATCTCACTGGTTTCATGGGAGTGATATTCATCAATAATGGCCAAGTACGGGTTATAGCCATCGCCTTTTTTCTGGTCTTCTTTTGACAAGGCTTTCATTATGCTGACGCTTTTTTCATGTTCCAACGAGTCCCGGTTTATTTTAAGTCTTTTTTGTATAAATGAGCTTTTTAAGGCCATATTTCGAGACTCGTTAAACACTATTTTAGCCTGGTCCCGTTTGGTTGCGGTACAGTAAATTTCAGCACCGTCTTCCCCGTCGGCCATCAGCATATAAAGGCCGACGCCGCTGAGCTCCTGAGATTTGGCATTTTTTCTGCCTACCTGCTTATAGACCTTCCGGAACCGTCTTAGACCCGTATCCTTGTGAACCCATCCAAATACCTGGCAGACGGAAAACTTTTGAAAGGTAGTCAGGTGTATTGACTGGCGGGTTAAAACCCCCCTGGTATGTTTCAAAAAAGTAAACCAGTCAACAATCCGCTGGGCTTTTTCCTCGTCCCAAACGTAAGGAAAGTTCTCAGTGCCTATCCGGTCTAAATCATTTAGAAATCTCTCGCACGCCCATTTATGTTTTTGGCAGGCGTTAATTGTACCGTCCAGTATATCATTGGAATAGTTTATCAGTTCCTCTAGTATGGTCATTAGATATCACCAAACTTCGCAGTAAATGGGTCTACTTTTTCCTCCTTTTTAGGTATCGCTATTTTTGCCCTGGCACTGGGAGTAAGGCCGAACTCTGCTGCGATGCTTTTCATCTGCTCAAATAGCTGCTTCTTTTTGGTCAGTAATGGGTGTGGGACCTTGTTGGTTTCTGCTGCCTTATTGGTGTACTCCACCATGAGGCCTTCTTCTTCAATGATTTCAGTACACCGCTGGTATTCCACATAGGCATCACAATATGTTGCCAGCATGTCTACATCAACATTGGTAAGGAGTCCAACTTCTTCGAGCTCCTTAACTATCCGTTTGAATTCTCTCTTTGCTTTTTTGCCCAGCCATTTTGGCGGTTTAACTTTATCCGCTTTGGGCCTCATGGAATTCTCGGCTTCTTTTCTGGCTTCTATCTCTGCCTTGGTCAGCCGGTTGGGGTTGCCCTGGACTAGGTGTAGTTCTATTGGTTTTGCTTTTCTCCCTGCCATAGTCTCACCTCCTGTTATCCCTTTTATGGCAAAAAACGAATTTTGCATGAGGAAAGCTGCGCGCACGGTCTTGGGAGGCAAAGGCTGTGAAGTTTTTGGGGGGCATACCCCTTTTAAAATAACCTCAATTGTCCCAGAACCGTTGCACCTTTTTCCTGGTTGCAGCGTCTACACAGACACTGAACATTTGCTCTTGTATGAGAACCACCTAACGCTAGTGGTATAATATGGTCTAACTCAGGAGCACAGTCATCAGTAGTTCCTCGTAATGGTTTAGGTGTTTTCCTTCCACACAACTGGCACCGCCACTTATCTCTTTCAAATATTTCGACAGGGTCAAACATCTCATAAGGGCGACCTTTTATTCTAGCCCGGCGCACCGCTTTTCCAATACGTCTATTGTACCTTTTAAAACAAAGCTTAGAACAAAACTCACGCCTTTTATTGCCATACTCAGGAACAAACTCTTTGCCGCATTCCTTGCATTTAACTTGCTTATTCACTAACTTACGTTTGGCTTCTGCATATTTTCGTGCATCTTGCCGTTTCTTTTCTTTTCTGCATTCATCAGAACAATACTTTTGTTGCTTGGTCTTTCCCTTAAACTGTTTTCCACAAATCACACACGTTATTATCGGCTTAGGCTTTTTTATCTTAGGCTTTCTTTTATCAGCCCAAGCACATTGCCTAGAACAATATGTAGTTCTGTCTAATCCTTTCGGGACAAACTTCTTCCCGCAATACCTACACGTTTGCTCTGGATGCTTCGGGTTATAATATCTCCATCTTCTTCTGCATTTGTCAGAGCAAAATTTCTGTCTACTTACCGCAAACTTATTAGGCTCAAACTCTTTACCACACCACTCACATTTTTTCATAGCCATTCCTCCCTTAAATGGCTTCTCCCAAAACAAAAACCCGTTCAAGCAGGGGGGGAGTTCCCTCTTCGCCGGCCAAGCTAGCTCAAACGGGTTTATTCACTTATTGTCTTCCAAACCCTCCCTCTTTAGTAGTTTTTCTATCATGGCATTGCTTACAAAGTGACTGCCAGTTGCTCTCATCCCAAAACAGTACCGGGTCACCTTTATGCGGTATAATATGATCTACCACGCTGGCCGCGGTAACTTTCCCTTCTTTCATACACTCTGCGCACAGAGGATTAGCCGCAAGGAAACGCTTCCGTGCCTTCCTCCAGCGTGCGTCATACCCTCTCTGTGCCGCCGTCCCTCGCTCTCTATCCTGCCGCCTTTGCTCCTGCTTCTTATGTGTTTCACAAAACCTTTCATGCGTTAAGTTGGGACACCCTGGGTAATTACATGGCGTTGGCAGTTTCCTTGGCATCCAACCACTCCTTCAACCAACAAACCGGTACCTCGTCCAAAACTCCTCCAGCGGCACCGGTTTGGCTTCAATACAGAATTTAATCCCCCGAATACGATTAATCCGCTCCACCTGGTCTTTTGCGTGAAGCGCATTCTTGGCCATCAAATAATGCTTTTCATCCGGGGCCTTTTTCCGGCCGCGGCGTGTATTATGTGCTCTGAATACCAATACTTCATATAGTTTCATGGCCTCACTTCCGTTTTGGTTTTTGGAATATAATAAGCACCCCTCCCGGAGTGCCTATAACTTCTCAATAGCATAATACCACACAATTAACCTCCAGGAGTCGCAAAAAAGTTGCAGATTTAATACCAACCCAACCTTTCAGCAATTCCATAAACAAAACCTGTCCGATATCTATGAAAAGTAGCCCGGTCAACAGATAAGATTTTAGCCATTTCATCAGGACCCGTATCAAATCTGTTTTTCCCCCGCATTTTTTCTTTAATATTCAGCGGTGGTTCCCAGTTCAATGCTAACCCGTATTTCACCCAAACAACACTGCGGCCCTCCTCTTTAGACCTTTCGTAAGTTTTGCGAATTGCTTCAGTTATCCGTTCCATCTCCCTCAACAGAATGCTATCTGCCAGCCTGGTTGCCCGGCGTTCAACAATGCTATTTGAAATATATCCCCCGCCGCTTACCTTGACCTGCTCCTCTTGTCTCTCACTATACATAATTTCCTGCCGCAGCTGCCTTACAGCCTCCAGCGTATCATGATAAGCATAAATTTCCGCTTCTATGTGCCGGTATGTTGCTCTCTTTAGTTTCAACCTTGCCACCCCCTGGACCATGTGGTATAATTTAGGTTGAACAAAGCTTCCAATTTCTCCAGAGGTCCCGCCAGCGGTGGGGCTGTTTTTTATCCCGCTTTCGCCCTGAACCATAGCCGTCCTTTTTCTTTTTTAACCTCACACCAGTCTTCATACTGCATCAACGCCCTGGATAAAGAAGGTTTTGGAGTAGCATAATGGGTTTCACAATATTCCAGGATATCTTCTATCAAGAACCAGTTGCCTTTTCTAGTACGGCTCTCTAAAAATTCCTTCACTCTTTGAATAGTCAATTTATAGGCTGTAACGTACCCGCCGCCATTTGTCCCTCCGTCTACCCAGTGTTTATGTTCCTCGGTTAAAACTTCGTCCCAGTTAATACTTATGTTTCTGTTAAGCTTAGGCCTTATTTCTTCCCCTACATAAACCTTGTCCTTGTCTTTTTCTGAATCCCAGTCATCCCAGTAATTACGACTAAACAATCTATGCATCCCTAACAGGCCAATTCCTTCTTTAGCCAGCATTCTCCGGGCAAACCGGTTAATCTGCTCATTCTTCGGCATCGGCACGGCACCATAAATGTAATGAGCCTTGCCTTTCCATTCGACCAGTTGCTCCAGTAGACTTAAACTCAACGAAGTCTTTAATTCAACTATTGTAACTACGGGCTTACAAACAGCAACTATATCGGCCCTACGAAAGCCGTCCCCTTCAACCTCAGAATAAACTTCATATCCGGCTTCTTCTAAAAACTTCTTAACTGGCGCAAATAGGTCTGTTTCTTTTATCCGTGCCATTGAACTTCACCCCAGTTTGACTATCCTATGCGCTTAACTTCCCCTTAATCTGGTTCAACTCCGCCAGTATTTCAACCCGGCTGATGTCGGTTGATTGAATTTTTTTCATGAGTACTTCGATGTCTTTAGTAGCTCCGGCTACATCTACCAAAGTACCCTCACATTCAATAAAATCCCCTTCAAATCCAGTACACTCAGAATACGGTTGACAGTCTTTTTTACACGTCTCACAAGAAACTTCCGGTAATTTCACTGCTTCCAATTTCTCCACCACCTTAAGATTAGATGGGACAGACGGGCCTGTCTGCTTTTCCCTAGACGAAATGATTTCATAACTTTTTACCCCATCACCCAAGACCAGTACATCAGAGTAAATATCTGCTTCCTCATCGGTGCATTCTTGAAGTTCTTTGAAAGCACTCCCCTGGGTAAGCACCTTTATCCCCCATATCGCCATTGGTTCACCGTCAATAACCTTTTCGTAACCAACTTCGATGATGGTCCCATCGTCAAACCTTATTTTCTTTACTTCGTCGTAACAGTCAATCTCATCATAGATATCGCCTCTAAATTCAATCAGGTCATCCGAAGCACCATAAACTTTTATCACCTTCTCCGCCTCCTCTTCTTTTTCTTCCGCTTTGGTTGCTGGGCCTTAATCATCTGCCCCAACTGATGCCGTTTCATAGCAGCCAGCATTACATCATGCGCCCTGGGTGAGGGCATTTCCGCAACTATCCTTGCTTGCATTAAAGGATGCACCTCTTTCATCACTCCGTCCCCTCCTCCATCACCGCTATCAATGCAGCCTTACATATCGCCTCTGGTGCTGTGTTACTGATAACTTCTTCCGCAGGCAGATAAGTTAGTTCATCAAACAGCCCACATGCACTCATATCAAGGTCTGTATACACTTCCACCCCGTATGT